TCCAGTCGTTGAACTGTGAGCCTCATCTCCAGTCGTTGAACTGTGAGCATAATTTCCAGTCGTTGAAACCTTAGTAGTAGAAGATTCAACCTTTTCAAAAACTAATTTAAACTGCAATTTAAATAAATCCCAAAAAGTCAACTCACTATCAATTCTAAGTTTATTTGTAGCTACTTTATCTTTACTTTTGTCAACATTTCCCAATGCTTCAACTTTTGCAAATCTATTACCATTAATAGGTGAATATTCATAGTAATTTAATACATCAAGAGGCAATTCACAAAAATGCAAACCTCTTTCACAACACTTTGGCTCAACATCTTCTTCAAAAGTCTTTCCTATTTCATATTGAAAACCTCGACACTTCAAATTTTTATCAAATCCCTTATAACCAAACATTTTTACTCCTTAAATTTTAGATTTAAAAAAGAGAACAAAACACCATCACAGCTAATCGGATTACTAACTGATAAATATAGGTTTAAAAAATATAGAAATTGTTAATTCTGTTCTCTTTATTAAATGTAAAATCGTTTTAATGTTTTAGGAAATTTCTTACCAAAATTAGTAGGACAAACGATAACCTACTGAACAACAATACATTTACTTGATTTTTAAGCAAAACCAATAAAACTCACCTACTAAGTAGTAGCAAAACTAAAAACTTGTTTTGTTAAGAGAATATTACCAATATGGAAATTAAATTAAACTTAATTTATTACCAATATGGAAATTAATTTGAAAAATTTGTTTCTTAGCTTGAGTAGTTACTTTTTGTAATAAAAGTGAAATAAGTGTATTTAAAGAAGTAGAATAAAAATACTTGAAGTGTGTTTTGCTATAATGATAATTAAATAAATTGCATAGGGGTGTAAAATGGCATTAGTAAAATGTAAAGAATGTGGCAAAGAGATTTCATCTACTGTTAAGGTGTGTCCTCATTGTGGTTATAAAAAGAAACCAAGTAAAATAACTTATCTTATAGTTCTTATAATAGGTATAGTTGGTGGTTATATATATTTATCGAATAAGCATGATTTTGCTGGAAAAGAAGTAAAAGAACAAGCGGAACAGCAAGTAAAGAGTTTATTTAATGAAACAGAGGCTAATGTATATAAAACTGTTGCTAAAAGTTGGTTAGTAAATATTGATAATGGGCAACAGTCAATAGTTGAAACTTTAGGGCTTTTTACATTACCTTTGAAAGTAACAGCGGACAAACTTCAAAAAGATTATGAGAAAAACGAAGTAAAAGCGGATAGTGATTATAAAAATAAAACTTTAATAGTAACGGGTAAAATAGATGCTATTCAAAAAGATGCTTTTAATAATATGCTTTTAAAACTTGTTGGTGGTAGTAATATGTTTTTGTATCCAAGTGCAACAGTTGATAAAAAATATACTGATTGGGTATCTGGATTAAACAAGGGAGAAAATGTAAAATTAGTATGCAGTGGTAAATCATTTGTAATGGGATCAGCTTCATTAGGTGATTGTGTTCCATTTAAAAGATGGCTTGAAAATCAAAATTTAGATGCAGTTTTACTGAACGAGTATAAAAATAATCCAAACGGACACTCTAAAGCAGTAATAGATTTAGTTAAAGATGTTACACCTTTATTGAGTGAAAATAGTGCTTGTAAAACTAATGGTTATGATGTAGGCAAATGCTTGACTGAAATATCAAGTATTTATTCAAAAATAAATAAATGATTAGGACTTTACTTACTTTAATATGTCTATCTTCCTATCTGTTCTCACTTGAACTTGTAGGCAAGGTAGTAAAAGTATCAGATGGTGATACTGTTACAATTCTTACAAGCGATAAAACTCAACACAAAATAAGATTAAATGATATTGATGCACCAGAGAAAAAACAAAATTTTGGAAATAAATCAAAAGATAATTTAGCTAAATATATTGCTGGTAAGACTGTAACAGTTCAATATCAAAAGAAAGATAAATATAAAAGAATACTTGGAACTATCTATTATAATAATACAGATATTAATTTACAGCAAGTGAAAGATGGCTATGCTTGGGTATATAGAAAGTACTCTAATAATCAAAACTACTATAAAGCTGAAAAGTTAGCAAGAGATAAGAGAATAGGGCTTTGGGCTGATAAAAACCCTTTAGAGCCTTGGGAGTTTAGGAGGAAGAGATAATGGATATTTTGTTTATGAGTTGTCAAAAAACTATAATTGCATTATTTTATGATTTTATTAACCTGAAATATATAGTATCCAGTACCAGCAGGTTTTGCACTTTTATAAGTTTCATCACTATGAATATAATCAGCCCAAATTCTTAAATCTTTAAGCTTTATTATTAAATTAAGTAATTCTTGATGCTCAGGTTTTTTACTAGAAGTTAATTCTTTTATTAATTTTTTATGTTTTTGACCTTCAGTAGAATTTCTTAGATCACTGAAGTCTTCTAATCCTTTATGAAAGCAAGCATAATATAATCTACTTAGTACTATTCTTGCCTTAAGATAAGCATCTTGATTGCATTCTTTTGAATTATTTACACATTCTGCAAAATCCTTAAAAATTGCAGACAAAGTATTAATATGAGCCATTATAGAAAAGCTACCATTCCTATATTTGTATATTTTCCTTTAATATTATTAAATTCTACACTTATTCTGTTTTCTAATTCATAAGCTTCTTGATATTTTTCATTTTCACATAATTCTCTAAATTCTTGACAAGTTACAAAAAGTGTTACATTCTTTTCTGTTTTATTTGGTATAAAAATATCGTCTATATTAACATTTAAAGCTTTGTTTATTTCAAATATTATCTCATTTGATTCTAATTCATATATGTCTATAGTTTTTTTCAAAGTTAATTCCTTATTTGAACTACTATTATTATTTTTATTTAAAAGAATGTTATTTTTTTGAACATTATATCCATAAGAATATTCTAAAGCTTTATTTACATACAAACTGCTACTACTAGAAGTAGTAAAAGATGGATTACAAAAAGCTAGAGTTGTAGCTAAAGTAGCTGATGCAATACTTATACTCATAATATGATATCCTCTAATAATTTATCTTTTATATTATTTATTATTAATTCATTTTCTATTATTTCTTTTTCTGAATTATAAAATTTTTTATTATTTATTTCTTTTATATAAGTTTCATTAAATCCAATTAAATCTAAATTCTTTGCTAATGATTGAATATGGCTAGTAGAATTAAATACCTTAAAAACTACCTTATCAGTATTTATAAAATGTTTATTATCTAATGCTCTTGCATTCCTATTTCTAACTTCATCATCTTCCTCTGTAAAATCACATAAAGTTATATCTTCTATATTTTTAGTAATTTTTTCATTTGTAACAACAATTCCTTCATATAAAACAAAAAAATTATCTACTATAGTTTTTAAATTACTTTTTAAATCAGTAACATCTTCAATAAATCTTTCAATATCTGATTTAGTTAAAAAAGAATCATTTAATGCCTGAAAATAGAATGATACTCTTAATTGGCTAATTTCAAATCCTACCAAATTAGTATTATTAATGTTAAATTGAATAGCAAACCTAGCAATATCAGGTTCTAATTCATCTGGAATAGGAGGAACAGGAAGAATTTGTGAGTTGTTTTCTTTAAATTTTATCTTTAAATATTGTTCTATTTCATAAGTATACTTTCTTATATTTTGAGTTAATTTAAAAACTGTATTTTGTTCAATTCTTTTTAATCCCATGTTATTTTTCCTTGACATATTTTTCTAATTAATTGTAAGTTTAGAACAATAGTGTAAATTGTATTTATTTGTTTATATTGTATCTTAAAATGCATAAAAAGTTAAATAAACCGTATTTTTAAACATAAAAAATATTTTTTTAATGACAAAATGCTTTTTAGAGTAACATTATTTTCCGAATGAATTCATATTGTATATTTAATAATTTCTCTTTATTTTATCAGTTTCCCAATTAGAAATTCGTAGTGTATTGATAGTAAGTGTTCAAAGTGTTCTATATTGTTATCATCTTTTATTAAATATTTGAAACTAGGAGCAAGATTATCTAAAAAACTCAATTCAGAATATTCTCCATTTTTTTCTCTTGCTGCTTTTTCTATCGTGATGCCTAATTGTTCTAACTCTTGGCAAGTCTTATCAAAAAAATTTTGAAACTTTTGTTTTTCATCATTAGGAATACTATCCATTTGAAGTAATGCTTGTAAAACATAAAAATTAGATATTAACTCTTCTTTATTTAACATATTTTTCCTTTATTAGCTTTCTATGTAATCCAATAAATAAGCTTCTTTAATCTTACTTGTTGCCCCATCTTTTACAAGTTTTATTTTAAGTTTAACTTGTTCTTGATTTTCTGCTTTAACTATTAATTGCATTCTTTTTTCGGGAGTTATTGTTATAGAATTAATTTCTTTTGACATACCAGCAAGTTTGAAAGATTTATTTTCACTTCTAAAATGATAATTATCAATATAATACAATTCTGTAATCTCTTCTTCTATATCATCAATAACTGGTGGAATATATTGAAATCTAGTAACATCATTTTTTGTTATTATTTCTTGATTATTATTTAAAATAAGAGTTTCATTTTCTTGCAATTTGCTTGCTATTATTTGTTTTGGCTCATTAACTGCTTTTTGAATAATTGCATTGTTTGCAATATCTTGCATAGCTTCTACCGTTCTATTAATAGTATCTAAATATCTAGCTTGTTCTTCTCCTGATAATCTTTGAGAAGTTTCTCTTGATTTTACTTCAAGTTCCTCTTTTTTATTATCCATAAATCTAGAAAAACCTAAATATGATAACCAACCTCCTGCTATTCCAAGAACTGCATATAATTGATGAATACTTTCCATATCTTTAAGTACCTCCGATAATCCAATAAGTTCTGTCAGTAGTTCTAAAGAACCACTCTCTAATTCAAACTTTAATACTTTTGATTCTTCGGGAATTTTAACATTAAAAAGCTTTTCTATCTCTTTTAAAATTTTATCATAATTCTTTTGTTCAACAAGTACTGTTTCTGCAACAAATTTGTCAATAAACCTTGGGTCATAATTTTCAAAACGACCACCATTTAATTTTAATTTGAATGGAATTGGTTCAACTTCACCTAATTCAAAATCTTCATTATTTAAGATAGCTTCTTCAACTATCTTTAGATCTTCAACAGTTCTTATGTTTATTGTTTTTGGCATTTTACCCCTTTAATTTAATTTATGTTTCGTGTTTTTTATTATTTATTTTAGGTTAACATATTCAACAGAATTTTTTTTATAAATTCAAAAGATGCTATAACCGTAAGTCCTATACTTATATATCCCAACCTCATTGCTTTTTTTGATATTCTATCACTTTGTTCATTCCTATCTAACAATTCTTTGTATCTGATTGTTACAATATCTTTAAGTTCATTAATGTTTTTTCTATCAACATCACTTAAATTATTACTAAGAGATAGTTCTTTTGCTAGTTCTTTTTCTTTTGAATTTAGTCCAAAAAATTTTTTTTCATTTTCTAGCTCTTGTAATATTGATGATAATATAATTACTAGTGATTCTTTGTTATTAATGTATTTTCTTCTTCTAAAAATATTTATAATATATGAAATACAAAAGGTATATGTATAATATTTAGTATTTTTGTCTAATAAATTACCTTTTACTTGCTTAATATATTTTTCAATGCTTATAAAACTATAATCATCTATGGATGATCTATTATTAGCGTTCATAAATATATTTTCTATATCTTTTAGTGAATATAATTTATTAGTATCTAAATCTAAAATAGCATTTTTAAATTTAACACCATTTGATTCTTCAATAAAGAAAAAGAAATCTATTATAATCACAAAAAATATTGAAATTGGTATTACCATATTAACTAGAGTATTTAACATTTTATTTATCTCCCTATCAACTTCAACCTAGCAGCTCTATTGTTAAACTTCAACTTATTTACTGATACAACTTTGTGATAAGTTAATCTTTCAATCGTTTCTTCATCATCAAGCCTAATAGTTTTAGTTTTAAATGTTTCACTACTGTTATAAGGTACAAACTGCATAATATGAGCCTCTTTATCAATAGCTAGAACTTTAATAGCACTCTCATCATCAATTTTGTAGTAAACCATATCGCCATGCTGACAAGGTACATCAGGGTCGATAATAACTTCGTCACCATCATCTATTTCTGGACTCATACTATCACCATTTGCAATTACACAATATAAAGATTGTTTCCAAAAATCACCATTGTAATATGCTTTTTTATTTTCATCTTGAAGATGGTTTATTTCAGTTCCACCGCAAGAGGCTGTTCCTATTACTGGAACCAAGCTAACCTTTCTCTCTGTAATCTCACCATCTAATAACTCATCTATACTGATATTTAATTCTTTAGCAATAGTAGGAAGTAATGAATTTGGAATTTGTCTTTGTTCATTTATATATCTATTTACATTAACTGTTGTTTCATTAATCATTTCGGCAAATTTCTTTTGCTTTATGCCTTTAAAATCTAATATTTCTTTAATTTTTGAACCTATACCCATAATAAAGCCTTTCTAAATATCTTTAATTATACCATATCGGTAATATCCAAAATGGTAATTTGTTAAGTTTGTTTTAATTTCCAACTTGGTAATATTTCCAAATGAAAAAGATAAATCAAAAAAACATAAAAGAAATACTTAATTGTGAGTTAGCAACGGTATCAAGATACTTATCTGGAAAAAGAGAGATTAAACTTTCATCTGCTTTAAAAGTTAGTAAAAAGTTAAATGTCCCAGTAGATATTTTTACAAATGCTGATACCCAAATGAAATACTTTGGTAAGTCTTTTATAAACACAAATATACCAAACACAAAAGAAAATATAAAGGTTTAAAAATGGCAAAAACAAACAAAGAGATTGAATATTACAGAGTTTTAAGAGCAAAAATGATGGTGAAAGCTGAAATACTAAATGTAAATTGGGCTAGATATTATGCAAACTTATTAGATTTAGGAGGAGTAAATAATGAACAGTATTTAAAGAACTTTTTTAATGATGACCAAAAGAGATTTAATAGTGATCAACTATCAACAATTTTACTTGATTTAGAGAATATAAAAGAGATTGAAGTTATTGGTCAATGCCAAATGCAAAATGAAGTTTTAAAGGTTGTTAAAGAAATTGGTATTTTATCTGCTGAAATGGAAAAACAGTTTGATAATAAAGATGAGATTGAAGTTATTGAAGCAAATAGGATTTTACCAAAAGCACGAAATTTATTAGTAGTTGTTGAAAAATTAGTATTTCGACTTGAAGAAACTAAGGCAAGGGGTTAATTATGAAAATAGTAATTAATGGAATTTTAAAAGAGTTCCCAAATATAAAAGATGAAAAACCAAAAGTAAAGGTAGAAAAATTAAACCTATCAAAACTTAATAAATCAAGCTATTTGAAATAAAGTAGCTTTGATTAGGCATATCATATTCCCCTTATGGTGGTATGTCTAACAAAAGCTATTAAGCCTTTTGTGTTTTATATTGTGTTTTTTTCTTTAGAGAATTAGAGGGTTTAGTTTGCAGACCGACCCTCTAATTTTAAAACACACCCACTACGGTGCAACTTAATTATATCTAAGTTGCTTTTTAAGTGTTCTTATTAAGCAGTCAATCTTACACTTAAATCCTCCAAAGTACAGCGGGGATTGATTGCTACTTAATAAGACAAAGTACTATGGAGGTACAACTTATGAGTGCAAACCCAATAAATACATCATTTATTAAAGATGAAATCAAAATTACTCTTAAAGAGATTACAGATTTAATATCTGTTGAACATAACAAAGCTATGAAAACAGTTGATAAATTAACTCTTGAAGCAAGTTTTGGAACGGTCGAAAAAACAGCGACCGTATATAACGATAAAGGGCAAACAATCCCTACATACTTTCTAACTAAAAAACAAGCTATTGCAGTTGGTGCAAAACTAAATAATACATTGCTTATGAAAATTGTTGATAGACTTGAAGAATTAGAAAGCTCAAATAAACCAAAATCAACTTTAGATTTAATAATTCAATCAGCACAAAAAATGCAGCAGTTGGAACATATACAACTAAATCAAGAAAATAGATTAATTTTATTGGAAGAAAATAGAAGATTAGAGAACTGGCAAGAGAGAGCTTTATTGGATGCTAAAAATAAATTAGTTTATAGATTAGCAAGTAATCATAATTTAGAGAATGATGAGCTTACAATCAAATCTTTACATAGTAGAGTTTGGAAAAAATTCAAAATTAAATTTAATATCCCTAGATATAACGAACTTCCAAGTTTAAAATTTAATGATGGTTTAGAGTTTATAAATAAATTAACTTTTGGTGAGGTGATGGTATGAGTATAAAACTAACAGCAAAAGCTTGGGATACAAATCAAAGCGGAAATGACTTATTAGTATTACTTGCATTATGTGATTTTTCAAATGATGAGGGATTGTCTTATCCTTCATTAAAAACATTATCAAGTAAAGCTAAAGTAGGTAAATCAACACTTGCATATATATTAAAAGCTTATGAAGATATTGGAGTTATTACAAGAGAGAGAAGAACAAGAGATAACAAAAGTAATACATCAACTCTTTATAAAATCAATCATTTAGATATTGATATTGAAGCTTATAAAAAAGCATATCAAAAAGCAAGAAATTATACTGCTGCTAACGAAGAAACTCCACATTGTGGACAAGGTACAAATGATACTAATGTGGACAAGGGTAGTCACATTGTGGACAAGGGTAGTGCAAATTGTGGACAACTTGAACCGTCAAGTATTAATCATCAAGATATTAACCAAGAGAAAAGAGAGAATAATAGTAAATTTACTAATGCGAAAAAAGAAACTGCTCCTCTCTCTTTTTCTAAAAATGAAAATATTAAATCTGAAATTAATCCTAGAGAGATAATCGAAGCTTACAGAAATCAAATATCAAACAAACATTCAGATATTCAAGAGCCTACAAGCTTTAACATAATCACACAACACAGTAAAGAGTTTAAACAAATACTAACTGGAATTACAAACTATGGTAAGAGTTTAAAGCATAGTAACAAAAAACCAGAAAAGCTATTTTTCTTCATCAGAAATAAAATCTATCTTGACTATCAAGTGGAAACATTAGAACAGCAAGATATTAATCCTGGAATAAAATCAAGCGGTCCATATCAAAGCAAAGCAGATAGAACAAAAAATTTTATGAATAATTACTACGCAAGAAAAGCAAAGGCTTTAGAGTCTGATAACCAAATAATTGATGCTGAGGTAATATCATGAGTGCAAATCAATTTTTAGCAGAAAACAAAATAGCAATCCATTTTGCACAACTTTTAAATATTTCTATTGATGATGATATTTCAATGGCTGATATGGAAAATGAATTAAATACTATTGGTGATATTGCAGAGTTCCAAAAATTTGTAAAAAATAGATTTAATTATAGTTCTTATCAGTTCATGACTGGATATCAGAAGTTTATAGCATTAGCAAAAGATTTTAGAAAAGATAATGAGCCAAAGCTAGATCAAGAAACAGAAATGAAAGTTTATAACTACACTACAAGGCTGTTATCTAAAATTACTAACTTTGCATTTGCATTAAATTTTGAGATACAAGAAAAAGGCTACGATTTAAAAGCTATAAAGATGGATAAAACATTTGAAAAAATTTTAAATGAAAAAGATATTGAGGTATGCAAAGTAATTGGTTTTGACAATATCTACAAGTTAGCAAACTATAACATTCCAAAACTTGAAGCAGAACTTGAAAAAGCTATTACACAAAAAGCATTAATTACTAAATATCCACAGTTAGCAAATCCAAATAAAAAAAGCTTTGATGGTGCAGCAACAATCCAAAAATTAAAACTAAAAAGAGTAGGAGTATAAAACAATGGCGAAAAAGAAAATTATCATAGAAAAAGATTTAAAAGATTGTAGCAAATGTAACAATGTTAGACAAATGAATGGTGAGCTACATTGTAGTTTGAATATGCAAAATGAGAGAACATTTAGCACTTACTCAAAAGTTACATCTAAAGAGTGTTCTTGGTATAGAGAAAAGAGGGCATAAGATGATTAAATCTCTTATCCCAACAGAACATCAAGAGCAGTCATTAGTTGTTAAATACTGCACTCTTAAAAAAATACCAATCTTTCATATTCCAAATGGAAGTTATAAATCTGTTACAGCAAGAACAAAATCAAAACAAGAGGGTTTAAAAGCTGGTGTTCCAGATTTGATGATACCAGTAGCAAATAAAAACCATCATGGATTATTTATTGAAATGAAAAGAATTAAAAACTCAAAAGTATCAGTTCATCAAAAACAATGGATTGAGCTATTAAATAAACAAGGATACAAGGCGATTGTTTGCTATGGAAATAATGAAGCAATACAAGAGATAGAAAATTATATTAAGGGTTAAACAAAATGTCATCACCAAATCAAACATTAGCAATACTAAAAGAAAATAAAATTAATAAAGAGCATTTGAATTCTTTTTATCAAGCGATGGATTTGTTTGATGATAATTTTGAAGATTTAGCTATTGCAATGATATTAATTAGAAAACACATCAATAGTGATGAAAGACCAAATGTAATATATAAAAAAGCAGAAGATGGAAAATACTCTTTACTGTATAAATATTGTGAATATATACTGGACCTACCATTTGAACAATTTAAAGATTTAAAAAATAAATTAAATTTAAAAAGGGAAAAAATCCTAAATAAAATTTTCACCAACAAAGTTACATTCCCAGTATTCAAAAAAGATAGTCAAGGAAATATCTATAAATTTGAAGATGAGGAAGATTGTGAGGTAGTATTTATCAAAGATGATAAGACAATTAGGGATGATTACAAATGCTATGATAAAGGCTTAGAAACAATACATTGTGATAAAGAAAGAGGGCTATATAATAATCAGCCAGTTTGGTGTTGGAACAATGGAATAAAGGAAAAGCAGTTGAGGTTTTACAATAGCTTTACTAAAACAGCATATAGCTGTTATAACTATTCATTGTTTGATTTTGGATTTGATAATTACGAGGCTTTGAATTTAACTCAAATTAGAGCTTTAGATTTTTTGATGGAGATTTAATAATTGGCATATACTAAAGAAGAATGGCAAAAAGCTAAGGTCTTAAGAGAGAGTGGAAAAAGCTTAAGCGAAGTAGAGCTATTAACTGGAATAAATAAATCATCAATTCAAAGAAAAGAGAAAAAAGAAAACTGGATTGTAGGAAAAACGCAACAGTTAAAAAGCGATATTATCGAAGTTGAAAAACAAAACGCAACGATTTTGCAACAAAAAGCAACGATAAGAGAAAAAATTGCAACACTTGAAGATTATGAGATAAAATATCTTGATGAAATAATACAAGATGAAGCAAAAATTAGAAGCTTACTATTTTCAACTACTGCATTAAATGTAATTAGAATAAATGAAGATTTACAACAAAATATGAAATATGAAAAAGTATCTTGTGGTGATGGTGTTCAAAATTTAGAGCCAGTTAAATTGAGTGCATCAGATTATAAAAATGCACAAGAGGCACTAGATAAAGCATCAATAACTTTAGGAATTAATCAAAGACACTCAAACAGTCAAATCAATATCAACAATGAAAATACTAACGCACAACAAAACAATATAAATATAGAATGGGAATAAGTGAAAAAAGTTTCTCTTAATGCAAAGTTAAAACCATTTGCAACAACTCCAATGCGATATAAAGTTGCATGGGGTGGTAGGGGTAGTTCTAAATCCTGGACTATTGCAAGAATGTTATTATTAAAAGCTATGCAATCACCTATTAGAGTTTTATGTTTAAGAGAGATACAAGATAGTATAAAAGACTCCGTACATAAACTATTAAAAGACCAAATCGACCTTTTAGCATTAGAAGGCTTTATCGTACAAAATGACTGTATAAAGCATATTAATGGAAGTGAATTTTTATTTAAAGGTTTATATACAAATCTATCAAAAATTAAATCTTTTGAGGGTGTTGATATATGCTGGATTGAAGAAGGTGAGAGTATATCAGCTCTAAGCTGGGAAGTATTAGATCCTACTATTAGAAAACCAAACAGCGAAATATGGATTAGCTTTAATCCACGATATGAAAACGATGTTATATATAGAAATTTCATATTAGAGAAAAAAGATAATGCTATTGTTATAAAAGTAAACTATAACGATAATAAATATTTTCCAAAAGTATTGGAAACTCAAAGAATACAGATGCAAAAAAACGACCCCGAGTTGTATCTACATATTTGGGAAGGTGAGCTTAAGAAAAATACAGAGGAGATTGTATTTTCTAATAAATGGATTATTGAGGAGTTTGAAGCTCCAGCAACAGCACACTTTTATTTTGGTGCGGACTGGGGATTTTCAAGCGACCCTAATACTGTTAATAGAATGTATATAGATAGTCACGAGGATTATGGAAATAACTGTTTATTCTTGGATTATGAGTTAAACGATAGACCCTACGATGATGATAAAAGGACAACATCAACAGAGTTAAAAGATTTACCAACATTTTGGGAAAATATGCCTTTAATTAAAAAATATACAATCAAGGCAGATAGTGCAAGACCCGAAACCATATCTCACATGAATTATAATGGCTACAATGTAGAGGGAGCTATAAAGGGTGCAAATAGTGTAGAGGAAGGAATAGAGTTTATTAGAAGTTTTGATAAGGTGATAATACACCCACGATGCAAAAATACTATCTTTGAATTTGGAAATTATAAGTTTAAAGTAGATGCAAGAAGTGGTCAAGTTACAAGACAAATAGTTGATAAAAACAATCACCATATAGATGCTATAAGATATGGATTAGAAGACTGTAAAGGTCAAACAATAGATTATGCAAAACTTCTTTATTAGTAAATAAAGTCGAAATTTAGCCTTTTTTTTGAGTGTTATAATAAATCAAAAAAGGCTTTTAATGAAAGTAACCTTTACAGATGGTATTAAATCTCTTACAAATTCTTTAGCCAATAATAGAGCTGGAGTTAATACTAATAGAATGTTCTCTACTACTGTAAGCGATGATGAATTAAACAGTATCTATAAGCTTGGTATTGGTAGAAAAATTGTTAATATCAAATCATCAAACATATTTAAAGAGGGGTTTAGTGCTGAAAATAACGATTTAGGCAAAGAAACTCTTAAATTTATTGACAAGAAGCTTTTAAAAGAAATCAAAAAAGCATCAGAGTATATGATGGCTTTTGGTAGGGGTGTTGTTGTAATCATAGACAAGAACAATAACGATACTAAAAGCGAATTAAAATCTGTAAATAAAGAAACTGTACGATTTAAAGCATTTAGTGGTCATAAAGTAACAGTACAAATAGATAGCTCACTAAATGAACTTGATGAGAGATATAACGAGCCAGAATACTATCGAATTGGAACTAAAGTTATACATCATAGTAGGGTTATTGATTTTCAATATTTCCAACCAATAGAAGATGATAAGAGTAGTTATAACCATGGTGGAATAAGTGAATTTGAGCTTATATATGCACAACTTATAAATGATAGTGTTATTGAAAGAGCCATTCCAACACTTGTAGAGAAAATATCTACGATGTTCTACAAGATAAAAGACTTCAAAAAACTAATGCAACAAAAACAAGAGTCGCATTTAGTTAAATATTTCCATTCATTAGAGAGCCTTAGAAGTATCTATGGAGCTGGATTATTAGATAGTGAAGATGATACAAAAACAGAGAGCCAAAATCTTGGAGGACTTGATAGTGTTGATACTATTACATTAAGAAGATTATCGTTAGTTACTGGAATACCATTAAGCTGGTTAGTTGGTGAGAATGTAAAAGGATTAAATTCAGCTGGTAAAACAGAAGAAACAATTTTTTGGAGTATGGTTAAAAATCTAGGAAATGATTTTATCTTACCTTCACTAAATCAAAAGCTTATATTTATGGGATTAAGTGAGGTTTGGTTTAATGAACAATATCAAAGCACACCAACTGAAAAAGCAGATTATGAAACTAAAGTATTTAATAATGCAATATTGCTACAAAACTTGGGGCTTGATGAAATTGCCTATATCAAAGATAGAGGTGTAGAAGTCGATATTAAAAAAACTTTTGCAGAGTTCCCTGATGATGTTCCAGATGATGAGGAATAATCTTGCAGTTTGATTTAAAAGCTTATCTCAAAGAGAATACTAAAAAGAAATCTTACTCTATTAAAGCATATAAAAGAACAGAGAATTTCGAGCAAGAAATAGAGAATTTTTTACTATTCATGAGCGAACAAATAGGGCAAAGATTTAACAATCAAGTTCTTAAGAAATTAAATCAAACAACAGTAGAGAAGTTTCAAGATGCACAAACTGGAAATTTTGCTGTAATCTTTAGAACTCTATCAAAATATGCAATCAGAAGATTATTAAAACAGTTTAGCAATAAGAGAATAGAACAATATCTTAATGCTCTTTACAAAAGAATAGATAAAGCAAATCAATCAATATTTTATAAAACAATAGAAAATGATTTAGGAATAAGCATTAAAGATATTATCAAAACAGATGGTTTAAATAGTTTTATAAATGCAAACTCACTTAAAACAGCATTGCAAATTGAAGCTGTAAGAGATAGAGCTATTGAAACAATGAGTACAAATTTAATACGACTTATGACTGCTGGTCAAAGCTTAGATACTTTATATGAAGAAGTTGAAAATGTAACTGGAAAAAATAAAAACAAATCTAAATTAGTAGCAAGGCAAGAGCTAACAGTTTTTAATGCACAACTAAATAAAAAAAGAGCTGCTAATCTAGGATTTAATGAGAGAACTTGGAATGCAGTTGGTGGAAGTAGTGAAAATGCAAGAACGAGAAAATGTCATACAGCTAGACATGGTAAAAAATATCCAATAGATGGGAAACTTTACAGCTCTTGTGATGGAAAATCACTTGAAGCTGGTGAAGATATACAATGTAGGTGTTGGGATACATTTGTAATAAATTTAGAAGATGGGGAGTAGTTAAATATGTTTAAAATCAGTTTTATAGATGGATTGTATTTTGTATTTAAGGGTGAGGATAAAGTATCAATAGGGTTTGAAGATGAAAAGATGGCACAAGATGAAATTAAAAATCTAAGTAAAGATTGTGAGTGTCCGTTTAGAGATAAAATGTTCACACAGTCAATATCTTTTACAGATAATAGTTCAAATGCTGAAAAGAGAACAGTCATATCAATACGTGATGGAGTTCAAGAGTATTTAGGATTAGAACTAGGGATTGAGCCTTTTGATAAGGTATTCAAGATATATAGAAGTCCTGAAACTATAAGAGAGTTAAAAGATAAGCTAAATGGCTTACCGCTTATTGAAAATCATATTGAGCCAGAAGGTGAAATATCAGAAGATTTAAAAAGAGGGAAGATTTTAGATAGTCAAGAAGTAGTAAATGTTGATAAAGATTTAGACTCTACAATAGCTATTAAAAACGAAATATCGCTATTTAAAGATAAGTTAGAATTTGAATACAAGCAATTATCACTAGGCTATAAGGCAACTACATTACCAAGTGCTAAGTATGATTTTGAGCAATCAAACATCATTCCACATCATTTAGGAATTGTTGAAGCTGGAAGGTGCGGGGATACTTGTAGATTTCAAGACCAAAGAGGAGTTAAGAGAATGAATTTAGAAGAATTAATATCTAAGTTAAAAGAGTTCTTAGATTCATCAAATGATGAAGATAAAGCAAATTTAGTTAAAGCTTTAGATGAAATGTTCCCAAAACAAGAAACTAAAGACAATGAGGCAGATTTAGAGAAAAAGTTTGAAGATGCTAAGAGTGATGCAATAGCTAAATTTATGGATAGCAAAGTATTTAAAGATGCAATGCTTAACTATGGAAATGAGAGAGCATCAGTTATTGCAAAAGCTACTAACTACTTAGATAGTCAATATGATTTCAAATCAAAATCAAATGAAGCAATCATGAGTGATGTTGTAAAAGCTGAATATCCAAATGAAACTTTTAAAGATGCTGAAATTGGAGTGGCTTTTAAAATGTTAAAACAAAAAGAGGCTGTATCACACTCTGTGATAGATTTTAAAGATGCTAAAGATGAAATAAACAAAGCATTTAATGAGGAGTTAAAATAATGGCATTCACATCGCACAATTTTACAGAAATAGCAAATGTTGGAGCTGGTGTACTAAATCCAACACTACCACACAAAATTAGTACATACACAGTTAATTACAATTCACCATTAACAATTGGAAGAATTGCACAAATTAAAAGTGGAAAGTTAGCAAATTTAGATGCGACTGCTACTCCAGTTATTGCTGGATTAGTTTTATCATCTGTTGTTAATCCTATGGAAAATGGAAATACATTTACTCAAACTGGTGATGCATCAGTTTATCAAGTAGATGCAGTTGAGTGGGGATTAGGTACTGTTGATGTTGTTGCTGGTGTAACTCCAGCTAAGTTTGGAAAAGTATATGCAGTAAATACAGCTGGTGCTGATATTGGAAAAGCTACAACAGTTTCAACAGATAATGTCGAAGTAAAAGGTTACTTCAATAGGGAAATTTCGCCAAATGTTTGGGAAATCTTCATTCAATTATAAAAAGGGGTTATAGAAATATGAAATTAAAACAATTAATAGATGAAAATTCACTTGCTAGCCATTTAGAAGTAGCAAAAACTTTTAAAGATTCAAGTGGTATTTTATTAGCTCAACACCTAACAAAAGTTGATCCAAAAGTTTTCCAAAAACTTTACCCAGATAATGTATTTTTAAATAGTGGATTATCTATTGACAATACTGGTGGTTTAGCTGATACAATTAAAAAAGTTAGAGTATCTGCAAAAGGTAGCTTTACTGATGTATCTAATAGAGGTGGAAACAAAGGTCTTATCTCTTTAGAAGGTGAAAGCGACTCAATCGGGGTTATTGGTAGAGAAGCAACAATCGAATATACTGATGATGAGATTGAAAAAGCAAAACTTGGAAACTATAATCTAGTAGAGAAACTATTAGGTGGAATTGATGAAGTTTATAGACAAGAGATTGATGAGGCTATCGCAACTGGTACATCACAAAACAAAGGTTTATTAAACTATACTGGATTTGCTTCTGATAGTGCAAGTGCAATTACTGGCTTGACTGGTGTACAAATGTATGATGCAATAGCAACATTAATTGTTGATCAATGGAATTCAGTAAATAACACAAATGGATATATGGCTGATAGAGTTATGTTACCAACATTTGCTATGAATACTTTAGCAAGTACAAAATGGAAAGAGGATACATCAGAGAAATCTGTATTAACAGTTCTTAAAGAGTCTTTCCCTTCTGTTCAGTTCCTATCGTCTTGGAGAGCAAATAAAGTAGGTAATGTATCTGTTACAGCTTGTTACTCATCAAATGAAAATGGAATTTTAATAAGAATACCGCAACCACTTGTAATTGGTAAAACTGTACCACAAGGTAGCTTCGGATATAGAGCTGATGCAAAATATAGAGTTGCTGGAATTGATGTTGCTGAAAATAAAGCTTGTAGATTATTAACTGGATTATAGGAGTTAAAATGTTTAAAAAAGAAGAACTTGAAGCTTTAACAGTTGATGAACTAAAAGCAAAATGTAAAGAGTTGAGTTTAGAGGGTTACTCTAAACTTACAAAAGATGAGCTGGTTTCTAAACTTCTTGAAGTTGAGTCAAAAGATGATATTCAAGAGCCACAAGGTCAAGATAAAAAAGAAGAACTTGAAGAAGATGAGCTGGTTTCTCTAAATGCTCTTAGATGCTGTAAAACAGTTACTAAAGGTGATGTTTTAGGTAAGTTTGAAATCTCTAAAGCTGATTTTGAAAAAGATGAAAAAATTAAAAGATTTATTGACATAGGTTTTATCGTAAAGCTTTAGTTTTATAGTGTCCTCTTTTTTGAGGGCATTATTAAGACTAAAAGGAATTATATGAGTATGATAGATGATTTAAAAGCAAAATTTCCAATGATACCAGCTCAAACAATAGATACTTATTTCCCAATGTATGAGAAAACTTACAAGTGCTATTATGGTGCTGATTATGGCTTAAATAGTTGTGATGATGAAGCAATATTATATTTACTAGCTCACTTGATAACAGTAGCTAATCTTTCAGCTTTGACTGGTGCCACTCCATCTTTTGCAGTTACAAGTGAAAGTGTTGATGGTGTATCAACTTCTTATGCAGTACCTACAAATATGAACCAATCAGATACATTTTTTCTATCAACAATTTATGGTCAAATGTTTAAAATGATTATCTCTAATAATGGTGGGGCTATTTTTGTATGAAAGTAAATGACCTTACAGAACTAAGAAAAATCACAAAGCAAATAAAAGAACTAACTACAAAAGAAGTAAAGATTGGAATAGCTGCTGATGTTGGAACCTATACAAATAAAGATGGTAGTGTTGGTCCTAAAATAGTAGAAGTAGGTCGATGGCACGAATATGGTTTGGGTGATAATCCACGAAGAAGTTTTTTAAGAGTTCCTATGATTGATAAACAATTTATTATACAAAAACACATCAAAGATGGGTGGAATAGTATCCTATCAGGAAAAAACACAGCACTTAATGAACTTGGAAAGCTTGGAATAGTAGGACAAGAAATTTCAAAAGGAGCTTTTGCTACTGGTGGTTATGGAAAATGGGAAAAATTAAAGCCCCAAACAATTAAAAGAAAAGGGAGTAGTGAAATATTGATTGACACGAATAGCTTATCAAAGAACATACATAATTGGATAGTAGATAAATGATACCAAATTTATCAAGAACAGTTTTAAATAAATCAATTCCATTAACTCTTAAAAAAGTTTCAGTTGAAATGGTTAAAGGTCGCCCAGTTGAAACCTTTACGGAGGTAAATATTTTAGGTATGCTTAAACCAGCAAGAATGGAAAAAGTGGTTAAGGCTCAAATAGATTATAATTTAAAATATGTTCATTATGTAGGTACTGAAAAAGTATTAGTAAATGATTTAATCGTTTGGAATAATGAAACTTATCGTTGTTATGCACTAGGTGATTATTCAACTTATGGATTTTACAAAGCAGAACTAGAGCAAGTAAAGGAATAATAAAATGCCAATTTATGAAACTGAGAATGATGTATTAGTAAGTCTTCTTGAAGTTGTAAAAGCAATGCTTAATTATGATGAAGATTTAATCATGATTGGAAGAAATAATGCAACACAAGATACTTTCTCTAAAAACTATATAGTCCTTGATGTTTTAGCATCAGCTCCACAGTCAAAGCCAAAAAGATATTTTGATGATAAAAAGGAAATCGAATATTGGGAAACTCGTATGGCTGGAACTTTTACTTTAGAGTTTTATGGTGAGAAATGTAATAAAAACCATATTGACTTTATAAATTTAATTAGATGCCAAGAGAGTATAGAAGCACAAAATAAGTATGAGATAGTATTGTTTGACCCAAGAAATACAAATAACCTAAAACAGTTTACTAACTCAAAAACTTTTGACAGATACGAGGTTGAAGTCGTTATACAATACTTTATTAGATCAGCTATTGATAGAAAAAGAATTGATACAGCTGATATAAATTATTTAATAGAGAGGTAATTATGGCAGATAATCAAGACATACCAATAGGTAGGGTAGTAAATGTATCTATCGAGGGTGTTCCAGTTGGTTTATCAAGAACAAATATGAATATTGTTTGTTTAGTAACTAGCGAAAAAGGTTTTTTGAATAGTGCTAAAAGAACAGTTGCATATACTGAATTAACTGGAATTGCATCAGATTTTGGAACATTCTCAAAAACTTATCAAATGGCAAAATATTTATTTGGACCAGCAAATCCAATAAACAAAGGTGGTGGATATTTAGTTGTTGGTTACTGGAGAGCAATAGAGGAAATAGTTGACGCAACAGCTGGATATTTAAAGAGTACAGAGTTGAGTGAGGCACAAGTTGTAGGTAATTTACAAACTGTAAAAGATGGTAGTTTTGTAATTAATATAAACAATGCTGAAACTCCATTAACAGTTACAAATATCAACTTTACAACAGCAACAAGCCTAGATGATGTAGTAGCTATTCTACAATCAAAAATAACTGGTGCAACAGTTACTAAAAATGGTTTAAATCAAATCATTATTACAAGCTCAACAACAGGTACAGCTTCAAATGTTACATATATGGATAATCATAGTACTGGAACAAATATATCAGATATATTATGCTTATCTTTAGGAAGTGGGGCAGTTTCAGTAAATGGAAAAGCAAGTGAAACTTTAGATGCTGAAACAAAAGAAGATGCAATCCTAAGTATTTCAAGTGAAGAACCTATTAGAGGGTGTGTGTTTATTGATAAGCCAACTTCATCAGAAGCACAAACATTATCAAGTTTAGCGATTACACAAGATGTTATTCATTATGATGTTTTTTCAGATAATACAAATTTTCAACTAGATATAGATAATAACTTTGTTTGGGCTAACAAATTAAGAGGTGGAGTTAATTATAGAACTCTATTTGATAAACAAGCCGATAGAGGACTAGCAGTTGCTTATATGGGGAAAATGCACACAGTAAACTTTGAAGCTTCAAAAACAGCTTTAACAATGCACTTAAAAGAATTAAACGGGGTTTTACCTTCTAAATATTCAGATAGTGAGTTAAATTCGGCTCAAAAAGTAGGACTTGATGTTTATGGAACTTTTGGAAGCTTACCAAAGCTTTATACAAGTGGTGCTAATGATTTTACAGATAATGTTTATAATCTAATAGCAATTAAAAGATTTGTTCAAATTGATGTATTTAATGTTCTTGGTGGAACACCTACTAAGTTATCACAAACAGATGAAGATATGCAAAAGCTAGTTACTGCTGTTGAGAGAACTTTATCGCTATTTGTAACTGCTGGAGTTATTGCTCCTGGTAAATGGAATTCAACTTATGATTTTGCTGACCCAGAAGTATTTAGAAGAAATATTGCGGCAGAGGGTTACTATGTCTATGCAAAACCAATGGCAGAGCAATTACAAAGTGAGAGAGAAAAGAGAAAAGCACCAGCTATACAAATTGCTTTAAAACTTGCTGGTGCTATTCATTCATCAGACATAGCAATAGTATTTGAGAGATAGGAGTTATTATGGGAAATGGAACAATTTTAAATGGTGATGCAACAACAATGCAATTAACTTTTGGTGGAACAAATATAACAGTAGATGATTTTATAGCTGGTGATGTAATTACTATCACACCAGTTAATCCACAAACTTCAAGAACTTATGGAGCTAGAAACTCTGTAAATGTTCAAAGAAGAGTAGATAAAGATGTAAGAACGATTACTTTTAGAGTTACAAAATTTGGCACAACAGATATTGCCATTACTGCATTTAATAACGCAGAAGTTTTATCTAGTCTTGTCGAAGGTAGTATAAAAACTATCTACTATAAAGATGGTAGCCAAATGATTGAGAACTATAAAATTACTGGTGGTAGTTTTTTAATAGATCCAACTGACACAAAAAACAATCAAGATGGAAATTCAGCTATGGAATATACTCTTGAAGCATTTGTTAAAAGGTTAGTGTGATGATGAAGCCAGAAGAAAAAGAAAAAGCATTACAAATATATGAAGATTGGCATATTGCAAAATCTTTTGAGATAGAAGATAAACGTTTTAGTGTTACTAATATGAATCACGAGTTTAGAGTAAGAGTTTACGCTCTTTACTCTCAAATTGAAACTCCTATGCTATTAGGTAACTGGGGGTTTTTAGAAGACCCGAAATTTAAAGCATTATTCAAAGAAGTAGAAAATAAAATACTTTCAGATGATATGCAAATTTCAAAAATTCCAAATTTTTGGGAAGATAACGAAGATATTTACCTTGATTTCATACAAATATCTTTAAGGCTAATTAGCTATCCATTTTTTAGACTTAAAAAAAAAGCTACGAATTAACTAGATTTATAAAGCAAGAGAACTATTTTAAAAAATATGTTTCCTCTTGCGAAATTCCAGATACAGAAATGACTTATTTTGCTTTAGTAAAAAAAGGCTATGGCTCACTAAATGAACTCAAACAATTAGATACAGATGAGTTGATGAATATAATCAATTATGAAAATATGATGAATGATATAGAGTATCTAGTGCATGAGGATAGACAAGCGAAATAAGAGGACTTTAGCCGATGATATAATTAAATAAAAAAGGCTATTTAATGGCAACAGCATCAGAATTGGTAACGAAGATTAGCTTTGTTGGGAGCTTAGCACCTCTTGACAAGTTAAATACTGGTTTAACAACATCAATTAAAACTATTGGAGCGGTTGGAGTTGCTTATGGTGCTATGGGATTAGCATTAAATGCTTGGGTTGATAACCAGCTTGAAGCAACTTATCAAACTTCTAACTTTGCAAAAGAACTTGGTGTATCTATTGAAGCTATGCAAGAGTGGGGATATATTGCTAAAATGAATGGATCATCAGCAGAAGCAGTTCAAAGTTCTATGAGTTCATTATCTGAAAAAATGGGTGAGTTCGCAAAGTTTGATAGTGGAGAGGGCAAAGAAGTTTTTGAGTCGTTAGGAATAGCGGTAAAAGATAGTGAAGGTAAAATTAAAAGTGCTGATTTAGTAATGCGAGATTTAGCAAACAGTATGCAAGGAATGAGTGCTTCGGAGCAAAAAAGTATTACTGCAAAATTAGGTATTGATGAAAGTATGCTTCAAACTCTAAGACTTACAAATGACCAATTTGAACACTTACGAGATAGAGCAAGAGGGTTGGGGATTGTTACAGAAGAACAAGCAGAACAAGTAAGAAAATACAAGCAGTCATTAGGGGAACTTGGATTTGGACTTAATAGCATTAAAACACAGTTAGCAATAGCATTTGCACCAGCACTTATTGAAACTTCTGATGCTTTTACGGACTTACTTGCAAACAATAGAGAGTTAATAGATAAAGGGCTTAGTAGTGCAGTTAGTACGATGACTACTTTTGCTAGTGCTTTAGTAAATGTTGGGAAAGGAATATATGATACTGTTGCAAGTTCTTCTTTATTAAGCAGTATTATAGGTGTTTTAATAGCTAGAGTATTATTCTTAAATAAAGCACTACTTCTTAATCCTATTGGATTAGTTACGGGAGCTATTATATTAGCTATTGGAGTAATTGATGATTTGGTAGTAGCTTTTGAAGGTGGTGAGAGTGTTATCGCTGATTTTTTTGCGAGTTTCAATATTGATATAGTAAAAACTTTAACAGGTGCATTTAATATACTAGAAGGAACATGGAAAGGGATGGTTTCTACTGTATTAAGACTTAGTGAAAGTATTTATGCTTTGTTTACACTACTTGAAGAAGGTGGGAAATATATTGGTATTGATTTTGATTTAAACTTTGAAGAAAAATATAAAAAAACAAAAGCTTTAGCAGATAAATACAGTCAAGAATCTAAAGATTTAATCTCTGGTGCTTTTGCTGGTGGAATTAAAGTAGATGATAGTAAAGGATTTGGAACTCTAAACGATAATGCTTTACTTCCAAATTCTGTTACAAATTCAAACGTAGCTACAAATAACAATACTCAAAACAATAACATTAAAATTGAAGTTAAAGCAGATAATCCACAACAAACAGCACAAGTTATAAATGATAGTTTAAAAACTCAAATATCAGATGCAAGTAAGCAATTTAACGCTGGTGGTAGATAATGTTTGATAGCTTTAAAAATAGTTTAGAAAATTTTACTAAAGGTAGTTTTGTATCATCATCACAAAATGATAAACAAGCTATTGGTATTGCTGGATATACACTTGATGTTAGACTTCAAGAGTATGTTACTTATGAATCTGATATACCAGATAATCCAGTAGAAAGTGGAAGTGCAATACATGACCATATAATCCATAAACCACTTATTTTAAAAATTGATGGAGAAGTTGCAGATTTACATTTTAAAGATTTTAATGATGGATTTATTATTGATGCTATTGTTCCAGATAAAACTGCTGGAATACTAGAAAATTTATACCCTACATACAGAAGTAATCAAGCAGTTCAAAGAGTCCAAAAAGTAGCAGATGATATTAGATATTCAAAAGTTGCAGAAGTAGTAAATAAGACGGGAAATCTTTATGAAGCATTTAATGGTGGTAGAGATAGTGAAACTTTAAATTTTTTAGAGTTTATGGAAAGAATACACTATGCAAAAATACCAGTAAAAATTCAAACTGCATCAAAAACTTATGAGAATATGGCTTTGATGTCTTATGCACCAGTTAGAGACCAAGTTACAAATGAAGCTTTAGGCTATCAAGCGACTTTTAAACAACTCACACTAGTTGAAACTATTTTAGTAGAAGTTCAAAAACTTAAAAAAAATCCAAGTCCAAGTATGAAAAATAAAACAGCAGAAACAAAAGACAAGGGAATCGTAAATGGTAAAAAAGCAACAGTAGAAGAAACGAAAAAAAATAAAAGCTTTTTAAAAACAGTTGGAGGTTTATTCTAATGATAAAAATACCTATTGAAGCAGACCCAAATCAATCATTCCCAGTACCATTTGAAAATGATTTAATTTATATCTCTTTGAAATATAAATATAGTGGTTGGTATATGGATATAAAATATGGTGATAAAGCAAGAAATGGAATAAGGCTATGTTCTCGAGTACTTTTACTCAAAGGATTAAATTTGCCATTTGAAATAATTATAGATGATAAAGGTTTAGAACTTGACCCTTTTTCATTAAATAGTTTTAGTGATGGTTTATTTGATTTTAATATCTTCGAGAGAGAAGATATGGAAGATATAAGGGGTTATGATGTTCGATAGATTTGGAAGAAAATATGAACTTAAAATTATAACTCTTGATGATAAAGAGATAACTATTACACCAGAATTAAGAATTACTTTTGATGTAACTAAGAGTATAAAAGGCAGTCTTAATAAAGCTACAGTTCAAATATACAATTTATCACAAACAAATAGAGATAAAATCAAAAAAGATGAAGACCCAAAGCCAGATGATAAGGATATAAAAAAAGATAATAAAAAAACAGAGGCACAAAAAGAAAAAGAGAAAAAAGACAAAGAAGATGGAGTAAGAATTTTACCACCTGATTATATGCAATTTGAGTTAAAGGCTGGATACTCAAAAATCGAAACTATTTTTAAAGGTGCAATATCAATAGCTAAATCAAAAAGAGAGGGTGCAAATTTTGTTACAACTATTGAGGCATACGATGGATTATATGATTTAAAAAATAGCTACACATCTAAAGTTGTTAAAGGTAATGTAAGTAGCCAAATTATTCAAGATATGCCAACAGTCAAGCAAGGAAAAATTACTGAACAAAATCCACTATTAAGACCTAGAGTTTTAGTTGGAAATTCATTTAAACTAATCGAGCAAAATTTGGAAGAAAACGAAACTTTTTATATAGATGATGGAGTTATTCATATCATCAAAGATAAAGAGGTAACTAGCAGTTATATTCCTTTAGTAAGTGCAGCAACTGGTTTATTAAATAGCCCTGATTTAGCAGAAAAAGAAGTATTTTTTGAAACACAAATGAACCCATTAATTAAGATAGGTTGTCTTATTCAATTAGAGAGCTTATATGAAAAACGATTAAATGGTATTTATAAAGTCAATACAATACATTATACGGGCGACTATGCTGGTCAAGATTGGAAACAAGAGGTTTTTTGTGTTGCTTGTAATGATTATAAGGTAATTAAATGACATACAATAACGACTCAAATAGCAGTTTAACAAGTTTAATTATGCAAGGGATAATGAATGCACTTGCAGATACTCATACTATTATTATTGGTCAAATAGAAAAAGTAAATAAAACAACTATTGATGTACAGCCAGTGATAGCAAGAAATGTAAATGGCAAAGAAGAACCATTGCCAGTATTTCCAGATGTTCCAGTTGTAAATTTTTTAGGGGGAACATCATCTATACAGATGCCTTTATCAAAAGGTGATGATTGTATTTTGTTTGTTAGTGAAAGATGCTTTGATGGTTGGTACCATGGAAATAAAAACCAAAAGCCAATGCACCCCCGAATGTTTGATTATAGTGATTGTGTTGCTTTTGTAGGATTGAAAAATAAGGCTGGTGAACTAGATATTCCAGATAGAATAAAAATGGTTGGCGATACTTTACAAATTGGTGATTATGAACATCAAGGGGATAGAGAACAAACGGGAAATTATATATTGACTGGTGATTTTACTATGACGGGAAATCAACTTGTAAATGGAAACTTTGTTGTAAATGGTGGCTCTAGTGGTGGTCAAGCTTCAATGAATGGAACTACATTTAGTTTACCAGCAAGTAGCGATTTAGTAATTGCTACGAGCTTAGGAAATATAAGTCTTAGAGCATTTATAGAAAATCATTATCATCCTGGTGATAGTGGTGGGAATACTGGAAAACCTAAACTATGAGAGTAAGAGCAATAGATAAAAATGGTGACTGGACTTTTGGTCACTCAAGAAATAATTATAAAACTGGAATCGAAGCAGTTAAGCAAAATGTAGTTACTAGAATAAAATCTTTTAAAAATGATTGGTTTTTGGATGGTGAAGCAAATATTGACTGGTGGAATATTCTAGGTAGAACAAACAATGAAACTATCATAAAAAATCAAGTTTATCAAACAGTTATTACAACTTATGGAGTAACTTCAATTAAAAAAATAGAAATTAAATCAGATAGCTTGACTAGAAAAGCACAGATTTTTATTGAGATAGGAACAATTTACGATGAAGATTTACAAATAGAGTTAGGAGTAGGGCTATGATAATAGATGCAAACGGATTTAAGGCAGAAAGTTTTACAGAGATATTAACAAGACTATCAAATGGTTTAAAAAATATCTATGGTCAAGATATTAATTTAGATCAAGATTCACCAGATGGGCAACAATTAGGAATACAAGCAAATATCATATCAGATTTTCAAGATTTGGCATTATATATTTATAACAGTATGGACCCTGATTTAGCAGATGGTGCAAATTTTGACAAATTACTTAAATTGTTAGCTAGAACTCGACTGCCTTCAAGTCGTTCTACTGTTGATATTGAAATGGTTTTAAATAAAACAGTGAGTATTCCAGCAAGTTACACTATCAAAGATTTAAATAATCAAAACTGGATTATTGGTACAGCTCAAACTTTAGATGCTGGAACTCATTTAGTAAGCTTTTATAGTGAAGATTGGGGGAATATTACAGCAGAACCAAATACTATAAATGAGCAAGTAACTATATTAACAGAAGTAGTAAGTATAAATAATCCAGAAAATGCGATAAGTGGTAGAGATGAAGAAAGTATTGTACAAGTTAGAGAGAGAAGAAACAAAATTTTAGAGATAAATGCATCATCAACTATTGGAAGTATCATTGGAAAAATATTAGATTTAAACGGGGTTATTGATGCAGTACCTTATGAAAATATGACAAAAATATATGATCCAGTAAGAGATATTCAGCCTAACAGTTACTGGATAGTTGTAAAAGGTGGAGATATTTCTCAAATTAGTGAAATTATAGCTAAGGATAAAACTGGTGGAACTGGATTAAAAGGTAAAGTTGAAACAGTTTATATCGAAAAATTTGTAAGAAAAGATGGAAGTGTTAGAGAATTTTATCATGATGTTAAATTTGATAGACCAACGGAAGTAAGCATACATATTAAATTTAAAGTTTCAAGAAAAGTATCAACTCAAAGTATAGATATAGAACATATTAAAGACACTTTAGCAAATAAAGAGTTTTATATCGCTCAAAATATAACTGTTACAGAACTTTACTCAACTATTTATAGTGCAGCAACAAATTATATTGCTACTGATTTAGAAGTTTCAAAAGATGGTGTAGTTTGGGATAGTGTATTTTTACAAGCTGGTTATGATGAAGAATTTATCATTGAAAAATCAAATATAGAAATCGAAGAGTTATTATAATGGCAAACTTTATAGAAGAATATAAAAAACTCTTAATTTGGCAATATCAAGATAAACCAAAAGCTCAAAAACATATAGAGCTAATATTAAGTGAATTTGAAAAAATCTATAACTTATTAAATGTAATTCCTGATGCATTTGATTTGGACAAAGCAGTTGGAAAACAGCAAGATATTTTGGGAAAAATTTTAGGAATTAGTAGAAATGTTCCTTTTGCTGTACCTAAAAAATATTTTGGATTTGAAGACCAGGAAGATGCTTATGGATTTGATGATTTAATAGATAGTGTATTAGCTTATCCTTTTAGAGATTTAACAGAAAACGATTATACAAGTGGTCAATTAGATGATTATCAATTTAGATTATTTCTAAAAGCAAAGGCTATTAAGAATAATGTTAAAGCAAAAATGATTGATGACGATACAAGATTATCTTTACAAAATGCTATTGATTTTCTTTTTAGTAGTAAAGCTTATATAGTAGATAATAAAGATATGACTATGGATATATTTATCGATTTATCGTTTGATTTTAGTTTGATAAAATATATTCAAGAACTTGATTTATTGCCAAGACCTCAAGGTGTTGAATATAGATTTTTTCAAAGTTTCAGTAATGATAATACTTTCGGATTTGAAGATACACCAGATTCAAAACCCATGGGAGATTTTGATAATTTGGAAGTAGGCGGAGTTTTTGCTGATATTATAATAATTTAAAGGATTTTTTTAAATGAAATTTGAAAGACCAAATAGCAATATTGTACCTTTTGGAACGAATGCAAATGAAAATAAGAGATTTGCATTTGGTACAAATAATTATACAAATGATATAAATGAAAACTTAAATGATAGTTTTAAGTTAGGTTGGGAAACTGTTGGAATAAATAGTAAACCACCACGGCAATGGTTTAATGGATTAGCTTATACTTCAACTTATCTAACTTCTTATTTATTTCAAACTGGTATTCCTGAATGGAACGATAAGCAAAAATACTACATAAATAGTATTGCTATGGGTAGTGATGGAAATATATATAGGTCATTAGTCGGAACAGAAGAAACGCCTAATGTAAATAATAATCCAACTCTAGCTGGAAGTACTTCTTGGAAAACAATATTAAGCGATTATGCACTTATTAACGGTGATGAAACTAAGAGGTTTAAAGTAGCAGATGCTGTTGAGTTAAATGAAGCTGTAAATAAGAAGCAACTTAATGAAGCATCTATGAAAATAAATATCTTAAATGATAAAGCAACTCCAGTTGATACTGATAATTTTGCTATTCAAGAAATTGGCGGATTGTTTAAAAAATTAAATTGGTCAAATATTAAAGAATCTCTTAAAAGTATATTTTTAACAAAACCTGAGCTTGTTACAATTACAGGAACAGCTACATTTGATGGATCAACTCAAAAAATAACTATGACTGGTGTAGGAACTATTACTCTTGCTCTTGGAGATGTAATTGAAGTTACTGGAACGGCTAATAACAATAAATTATTTACTGTTGAAAGCCTTGTGGATGATAATAATATCATTGTGAATTATGAACATAGAAATACTAATCCAGCAACTTTTGGAAAATTAATAAACGAAACCGCAACAAATTGTACTATCAAGCTTTATAATCGTGCAAAGAATGCACTATTAGGACAAGGACAATATCCTGTAAATGTTTCAAGAACAGCAAATCAGGGATACAAGTCACAGCCCAATAGAGCAATAGAAGTGGTTAGTTCTTTTTCTAATGGAAGAAATATACAGATGTCTAGTAATGCAACCGACTGGCTAACTCTATCAGGTAATTCAGAGGCAGCGACTGCTTATTGGTCAATAATTGTCCCACCCAATTTTTATTGGAAAACAAATTCGGGAGTTACTTACACAACAACGGAGGTTAGATAATGTTATTTCAAAAAGATAATCAAATAATAGAAGTAGATGATTTGAGAGAAGCAAAAGAAGAAGCCATTACTTTAGGTTTTAAGCAATTAACTGACAAGCAACTTAAAGCCTATAATAATAAACCTGAGTTTGGAATTTGGAATGGTAATAGTTGGGATATTGATGAAATTTTAAAAAAAGAGTACGAAAAAAGCCTTATTCCAAAAACTATAACTCTAAGACAAGCAAGATTATATCTTTTATCTATTGGACTTCTTGATGATTTAGAAAATATCATAATCCAAAATAGAGCCTATCAAATCGAATGGGAATATGCAAATCAAATAGAAAGAGAATCACCTTTGGTAAAAATCTTAGGACAAGCTCTAAATTTAGATGATACAGCTATTGATGATATGTTTATGGAGGCTTCAAAAATATGACACAAGAATTAATAAAAAAGTTTGAAAATGATGTAAAAAAAAGAAGTAGATTTTTTAGATTTCTTTTAGCTCTCGACCAGTTAGGAAATGTTTTATTTTGGAATGGCTCTCAAGATGAAACTATAAGCTCTCATATTCATAGAAGAATAGAGAGTGGTAAAGCAAATTGGTTTGATAAGAAGTTGTGTTGTCTACTTAAAAAACTAGAAGATAACCACTGTGCTAAAAGTATAGGGGAGTAAAAAATGATTGATGAATGGATGAATTTTTGGGCTAAATATCTATCTATAATTTTGCTAACTATATTTTTTACTTTTATAGGAGTTATGGGCAAATATTTAAAAAATATGAAAAAGAATAAAGAGAAATTTAATCTAAAAGCTTTTTTAACTGAGTTTTTTATCTCACTTAGTTTAACAATATTTTTAGCTTTTGCTTGTATCTCTCAAAATGTAGATATTTTAACAACTTGCATAGTTGTTGGGGTTGCTGGACACTTTGGAACAAATGGAATAATTAGCTTGATATGTAAATATATAAAACTTGATTGTCAAGATTTAATTGAAAAAAAAGAGGTGAATAATGAACTTAATAGCATCTAATAAATCTTTACTCTTAGGAGTGGCAGTAACTATTGTATTTCTTATTGGTGGAGCTTATACATACTTTATAAAAAGTGAACTTGAAAAAGTACAAGCTGAATTTTCAGAACAAGGCAAAGAGTTGGCTATTGAGAAAGCAAATAATACAGTAATTAAAGCAACTCTTGAAAGCCAAAACAAGGCTATTGATAGTCAAAAAGTAGAACTTGCTGAAAAATTGCAAGAACTGGAAGATTGGAAAAATCAACCACCAGAAATTAAATATAAAGAAGTAATCAAATATAGGGAGGTAAAAAGTAATGAATGTGAAGATATTAAAGCTGTTATCAATAGTATGCGTGGCACTTCTTTTTAGTGCTTGTAGTAACAAAGAGCTGGTTTATGTAGATAGACCAGTTGAAGTTAAAATTCCAGTTAAATGCAAAGTGCCTAAAACTCATTGTGATTTTAACAAAGCAACAGATACAGAAGTTATTACAAGTTTAAGGACTTGTATTGAAGATTTGAGAAAAGATATAGAGGTGTGTCAATGAGTAATTATGGATTTATAGATGATGAAACAATCATAAAACAAGCTAAAAAAATATGTGATTGTATAGGACATGGTATGCATGGAACAGCTATGCATATGATAATTGAAACTGCTGTTACTGAAACTGGACTTGGAAGAATTGAAGATAAGACTGTTGGTGCTGGAATGGGATTAACTCAATTTGATGAACTACCTTTTAAAGATATTTTAAAACGAAATATGAAGTCAAGAGATAAAATTTTAAAAGAGCTTGGAGTTGATATAGGTTTGATTGAGTGGAATGATTTAAGATACAACAGTTATTTGGCTTTGTTGTTTGCAAGATTGTTTTATTGGTTAAAAGGTGATCCAATTCCAAAAACAATTGAAGAAAGAGCAGCTTATTGGAAGTTACATTATAACACTAGATTAGGGAAGGGTACTGTTGAACATTATTTAGAAATGAATAGAAAATATGGAGTAAAATTATAG